CAACATTATTTGCTTCAGCTCAGAACTTTATGGTCGTAACAACTTATGATGGAGACCAAGAAGAAACTATGGACATGTTTACACAAAACTTTGGTTTTGGTTATGCAGTTAACGATACATGGACAGTTGGTTTAATCACAGCTGGAGAAGATTCTTTGGGTGACGCTAACTACGACCTTTGGGGAAGATACAATATGAAAAACAACACATACGTGTCTCTTCAAGCCCCAACAGAAGAAATGATGGACAATTTGACTATTGGCATCGGTTATTCCTTCAATGTATGGCAAGGTCTTAATGTTGAGCCAAACTATAGTATGGGATTAAAAGAAGATGAAAACGGAGAAAGAGAGGGCACTTTCAAACTCGGTTTATCATATAAATTCTAAAAAAAAAGGATAGGTAGTTTGAAACGGTTGCAAATTAGTGAAAGTTTTTTCCCGCAACCAAAAGATGGAAACTAATTACGGATTTTAAATTACTTATGAGTTGCTAAAAAACCCTGACGACGGTCAGGGTTTTTATATGCAACATATTGGTATTTATAATATATGAAATTAATAAATGTTATAGGGAAGGTTATATTAGAACGGGTGTCTGATGAGGAATTAGATAGGGATGACAGGCCAGACCCATCTGATGTGTCGACAGACGATAGACCCGACCCATTTGATGTCCCAACAGACGATAGTATATTTGAATTCCCAACAGAAGAAGATGAAAGAGAGTATTGTTTAAGTCTTGTAGGTGGGCCTGCTGATATGATACCAGAACGATGTAGAGAAGTGATTAGTAGAGAAAGAGAAGAACCACCCAGAGAAGAACCAACTCCCCCGACAAAAGAATTTACTATAAAAAAGGTAAAGGAACCAAGAAAAACTAAAACAAGAAAGGCTCCACCAGAAAAAAAACAAACTAATACCGTAGATGTACCTAGTGATAAAAAAACAATAACTAAAAATATAGAAGTAAAACCACAATATAGTACGGATGCTGATATAAAAGATATAAATAAAGCCAGACCACGAACATACGTAGAAAAGGTTAAGGTAAGATTAGAAAAACAGTTAGAGGTACAACCTCCAGAAGTAAAACAAAGATTAAAACAACTTAATATAACACCAGAAAAGATGGCCAATTTGGTACCATTATCTAGAGACACAGGGGTTTTAATGTTAAAAATGGAATTAGATGGTTTAAATCTACCTTTAATGATGACTCTATACAATAACACACCTAACCTATATAAGGCAATGAAAAATAATAAAACACTTAAACGAAATGAAGTAAACCCACTAACAGGTGTTATTAATTATAAAGAATTTTGGAAGTGGAATAAAGACATATATGGTAATTGGGGTAAGTGGTTACAACAAAATGTAGTATCTAATTTTCCAGAGATATCTAAAAATACTTTCCCAGCTTTATCTTTTTGATTGGACTTGAGTTAAATAAGGGCCAGTTAAAATACTTCTATAAATTTTTTGAGCTAATATTTTAAAAGTGTCATTAATAGTTTTATCATCCAGAGATAAGTTTTCAGATTCTACAAACCTTAAAGTCGCTCTGGTCATTAAATCTCTCATTTTTTGAGAATTTTCCCAGATATATTGTAATGGTTCTGGTTGGTCTTCCATAAACTCTGACATATTAACAGGAAATTCTTCAGTTTCTTTAGCGTAAAGTAGTATTTCGTGAGATAGCTCTCCTTCTATAACTGTCTTAGCGTCAGTTAAAAACGGACTTAAATCCGTAGTTATCATATTATACTTACCCCATAACCTAAGTTGCTCTATAAAGCGTGCCACATCGTGTCTCTCGGGACTAGTCAATGTTAATAGAGGTCCACCTTTCGTAGGGTCTAAATCGTCTATAAGTCTCTCAAAGTCTACCACTACTAACTATAATTTTTACAAATTTTACAACCCATTCTACTTTCGTCAGAGGTACACCATTCTTCTATAGGGTAAAATGAAGCTAAGTAATAAGCATAACCTGTTTGATTACAAATAAGATTACTTGTTGACCACCTATTAAAAGCTCCGCTACCACCTTTTGCGTTAGTTATTAATCCCTCAGGACTTGGTCCTGTGGCGTACTCCCATAGTTTTTCATTTGACCAACCTAATTTATCTTGTATATAACTAGCAACAGCATATCCTGTTCTATCAGCACCGTGAGTACAGTGTATTAGCGTATTCCCTTGTAATAGTATATCTACAGCTTTTTCTCTGGACTCAGAATACCCATCTACATAGTTTCTGCTCCCATAAGGTTGGTGGGCATCAACATAAATGTACTCTCTACCAGAACTTTCGACTAAAGCTTTTTCTTGTGACTTACTAGGCCCATCACCTTTATCCTTATTTCCATTCATTCTAACAACCCGCTCAATCTCAGGATATAATTCAAAAATTAATGCAAATTCACGTTTGGTTGGTTGTTCACTTCTAAAATTACCTTGTCCACCAGGAATTTTAGCAAAATTACCAGGTAACCCCTTACTAGGTGTAACATCGTTAATGTTAGTTCCACTACCAGAATCGTCTTTATCCACTTTAACTTTTTTATTACTCCCTTTAACCGTAACATTACACCAATTTTGACCTTTACAATCATCATCATCACATCCACCAGCTTCACAACAATAATGAGGAGCCCCCTCTATTAAAGCATCCATAGTACATATCCCTACTATACCATCTATGACCATACCCATACTTTCTTGGAATTCTTCAACCCCTCGTTGAGTTTCCCTACCAAACTTACCATCAACACCATCGAAGTTAGGTCCGTAAGCTCCTATATCTATGTTATAGTCATACACCAACATTCTTTGTAGATTCGTAACTAACTCACCAGTATCACCTCTCTGTATAATATCTTCACCATTTAAGACAGAAGTTAAATTAGTAGGTCCGTCAGTTGAACTATCTTCATCTTTATAAACAATAGGGGTAAGTTCTTCATAAGGTAAACCAAGAAGTTCTTTGTACCATTTTCTAATGGTTTTTAGAGGATAACCACCTTGACCATAATAACTTCTATCTCCTTTTGCACTATGAGGGAAAGATGCCCACTCCAAAGCTAACACATCAACAATAGGGGCTGTTAAATCCTCAGGTAAATCATCAATATCCACATTTCTTTTTACTGAAGCTAACCATAACCCTAATTCATCTTGTTTTGCAGGATTCATAACATCGTCTTCACTTACACCATCACGGTCGAATATATACTGTAAAGTATTTGGCATTATTTGATAGGCACCAGTAGCTCTAGAACCGTATTTATCTTTCTTCCAAGGAATCCTACCACCACCGAATCTTTCAGGTAATTTTCCACTTTTCATAGAGTCCCTCCATTCTCCAGCTGTCATTTGTGTTAATTGTGGTACTTTTGCACTACCATATACTATTTGATATGGGTTATCCCAGTCTTTTTGTTTATGTTCTGCTCTTTGTATTGTTTTTAACAGAGCTTGTTTTTTAGTGTTATTATTTATGACAGCTTCCTTTATTAAGGAAACCCCCATTATTTCTCGTACTCTATTAATTTCTTCTCGTAGTATTCCCATAAGTTAAACTTTTTATTATAAATAGTTAATTTATTTGCATTTCTTCTAAAAGAGATAACATTAAATCATCATCGTCTATGTGGTCACCCATTACAGTATCTATAATTCTTTTTTTCTTTTGAACGATATTATATATAACTCTTTCTATTGTGTTATCAAAAATTGGATACATACAAGAAACATTCTTTTTTTGACCAATCCTAAAAGCCCTATCCTCAGCTTGTGACATATCAGAAGGAACAAAAGATAAGTCATTAAAAATTACAACCTCTGAGGCAGTTAATGTAATCCCAATACCACCTGCTTTTATATTAGAAACAAATATTTTTGTTTTTGGGTCATTTTGAAACGAATCTATACTTTCTTGTCTTTGTTCTTGATTCATCTGACCATATAAAGGAACCGACACCTTTTTATATTTAGACCAAATTTCCATTAAGGGCTCTGTAAAATTTGTAAAAACAATTACTTTTTTATCTTGTTCTATACATTGGTCTATTAAATCAAAAGTATTTTTTAATTTTTCTCTAGCTATAAGTTGTCTTACTTTCATTAACTTATTAAGTTGTATTGTAAGACTTTGATTTTTATTTTCATTTGCCCAATCTAAATAATCCCCTACTTCTTTTTTATACTCCAGAGAATTTAATTCTAAGAAAATTGGAGTTATAATCTTATCTGGTAAATCCAAGATTTCTTCTTTTAACCTCCTCAATACCTTTTGTTTTGTTCTATCCCGTAACTCATCAAGATTTGAAGCTCCATGAGTTAACCATATTTTTCTACCCCCCTTAGTTATTTGGTAACCCTCACAATACCGCCTAACATAAGTAACCCAATTTTTTGCAACTCTAGAACCTACTAACCTTAAAAGATTATAATAATTCATAGGTCTTGAAGTCATTGGAGTACCGGTAAGTAACCACACTTTTCCTATTTTATTTACAATATTGTTAGCAAGTTTAGTTCTTTGAGCTTTTGTATTGGAAACGTAGTGAGCTTCATCTATTATAACTAAATCAAAATTTTCATCTATAATTGTAGTTATATTGTCTTTCTTATCTAAACTATGAAAGTTTTTTAAGATATCATAATTAATTATTATAAATTTACCACTTTCCCATTTCTTACCTTCTATAATTGATACCTTATCATCAGTATAATTTTGTATCTCTCTTTTCCAATTTAACTTAAGAGTTGCAGGACATATAATAAGAATTTTTTTAGACCCACTCTCAATCGCAGCGATAATAGCACTAGTAGTTTTACCAACCCCCATATCGTCCGCAAGAATGTATTTATCATTTCCTAATAATTTTTCTATAGCTATTTTTTGGTGGTCATAAGGTACTCTATGAGAATAAGGGGAATAATCTACCACTACCTTTTTTTCCGTATCAGGGACTATTTGGTTCTTAGGTACCCAAAAATCCTGCAGATTTTGAGAATCTAATATCTTACCCCAGATATGGAAAGCTTTTACACTTTCTGCTAATATTTTTTCTACCCATATAGTTTTAGGTTTTTCTTTTAAAAATTTAGTAACCATTAAACTTTCACTAAAATAATCATCTATCTCTACCCATTTCCTTGCAATTTTAGGGTTCTTATCATGATTATTTAATATATAATCTGATTGAGACCTAGTTAATGTTTTAGATTTGTACAGTTTATGGGAAGATTTTAAATTAATAATATAATTATTAGCTCCAGAATAATCTGAAAGAATTTTTTTTGCTTCTATTTCTGGTAAGGTTAACTCCATATATTTTATTACAAATATAATAAAATACATAACATAGACAACAAACTATTTATTATTATATGGCTGAACAGAAAAAAATACCAATTACAAGGATATCACGGTTCTTTGGTTCTGAAGATTTTAATCTAGAACAGAGTTTAGGGATGGAATGGTTACATGGTGATATGAACTTTATTCTAGTTTTATTTAGAGTCGACCGTAAAAAATCAGATGTTGATGATGTTTATGGTGAAGCGGGCCCAGAAGAAATTAGATATAAAGCACCTGTGGAGTTTAATGCTCAAGTTGGTATCGCAGCACCACAAAATAAATCTTATGCGGATGGACTTGTAAATCAGATGGAGCCAGGAAATATGACAATAAGTGTTTATATTAAACATTTAGAAGAATTAGATATAGATATTTCTTATGGTGATTATATTGGTTATGCGGAAACAGAAGATAAAATGAGGTATTATGTGGTAACTAATGATGGTAGGGTAACTTCAGACTTAGCACATACTATAGGTGGTTACAAACCATTTTTTAGAACAATAATTTGCTCCTATGTGAGCCCTAATGAATTTAAAGGTATATAATGGCAATTCCAAAAAAAGTTAAGAAAAATATAAACATTACGCCACAGGCACCACAAAACCAATACCCAGACGGGTATAACGGGCTGTCAGTTCCAAATAGAAGAAGACAGTTAAGTGAGTTAATTACTGATGAAGGCACTTACCTACCAAAATCTGTTTTACATGAAGATATGGATTCGGGTATGTTAGAGTTTGTACAAAATGAATTGGAAACAACTATAAGTGGTAAAAAAATTCCAGTAATAGACAGGATACTAACACTACAAAGATGGGGAGAATTTTCCCAAACCTGGAAATTCTCAACAGACGATAAAAATGTAGAATTACCCTTTATTGTTATTATAAGAAAACCGGATGTACAATACGGAACCAACCCCTCTTTACAATATACTATTCCTGATAGAAAACAATTTCATTTTGCAAAAGTACCAACATGGGATGGTAATAGAAAAGGTGTAGACATTTATACAATACCACAACCAATCCCAGTGGACCTCTCATATGATATAAAAATAACATGTAACAGAATGAGAGAATTAAACCAGTTTAATAAAATTATAATGCAAAAGTTTACCTCTAGACAGGCTTATACCTTTGTTAAAGGACATTATATTCCTATAGTTGTTACTAATATTAGTGACGAAAGTGTTGTAGACACCGAAGAAAGGAGATACTACCAACAAACCTATAATTTACAATTACAAGGATTTCTTATAGACGAAGAAGAGTTTGAGGTAAAACCAGCAATTAGTAGGTCATTATTATTTTTTGATACAAACACATCACACCAAGAAACTGGCACAGGAAGTCCGTCAATTGTAAATCAAATTGATTATAACATTTATAATAAGAATAAATTTAGAAGGAAATTAGAATTTTCAGCATCAGAAACCACAAAAACCATCACATATGCTTATAGAGCAGAGATAACATTGGTAAGGTCAGATAATGTAGCATCTACATCTTATACGATAAACGGAACAACAACCCAAGGACTAATACAAGTAGATATAGGTGATGTTTTAATAGCTACTATAGTTAAAAGTGCTGTGGGTACAGCTCAAGTAGTATTAGAGGAGTTTATTTATTCTTAAAAATTACTCAGCGTAAATGTTTGGTTTTTTAACACATTTCTCTTTTATAAGTTTTTCTAAAAATCTAGACATTACAAGACCTTTTTCTTTACAATGGTCTTTTAATATTTTGTGAAACTCTTTACGTATTTTAAGGTTTTTTATTTCCATATTAGTTAAAGGGAGAAAAAAGGTAGAATTTATTCATACTCTATATAATTATATTGTTTATTAAAGAAACTTTTGGAATTGAAATCAATATTTATTTAATAAAATATAAAATTACTAAAATAGTTTAAAATGGCAGAAAATTCAAAAGTATTCGTATCTCCCGGTGTGTATACCGCGGAAAAAGATTTAACCTTTGTAGCACAGAGCGTAGGGGTAACAACTTTAGGGGTTGTAGGAGAAACAAAAAAAGGACCAGCATTTGAACCTATATTCATAGATTCTTTTGATTCCTTTAGAAATAGATTTGGGGACACAGACCCAGAAAAGTTCACAGAATCACAAATTCCTAAATATGAAACATCATTTATCGCTAGGTCCTACCTATCCCAATCAAATCAATTATTTGTTACCAGAGTATTAGGTATATCTGGTTATGATGCGGGACCATCATGGTCTTTATTAACGGTTGGTGAATTAGACGAACAATATGTACATAGTGGTTCCACAGCACAAACGACCTCAACATGGACACAAGATATCTATGTACCACTTACAGGTGGGACATTAAATACATCAAACATATATACAGCACATACAGTTGCTGGTATATTTGCTGGTCCTTTAAGTGGAATAACAACATCACCAGTAGGGGGTACAGGAGGTCCGTTTAGAACAGCACAACAAATAACTGGAGACACATTATATAATGGTCAAGGTGGTACTGTAGGTACTTGGGTTGATGAGATGTCTCATTTCGTTAATAATTTATTTGATAATGATACTAGTAGTTTTACAGTATCGGGGTCAAACGATTATTATTTTTATGGGGCAATGAACACTGCTGTAACTAATACTTTCTTTGTTAATATTACTGGAAGAACTGGAGAAAATACTAAGGTATATAATAGATTAGGTATAGATAGTGAGTTAGGCCCTGGACCTGATGGTTTAGGTTACAGTCGACCAAACGCTAGAACAGGAGCAGATTTTTCAGCTGATACAAACGATGGTTGGTATAATAGTTTATTTGATTATAACTGGACAAACGAATCTACATGTACAAATAGTTGTTACAGTGGAGCTTCTATAGGAATGTTTGCTTCATCAGCTTCTACGGCTTCCACTTATGTAACTGGGGTTATAGATACAGCAGTTTCTGGTGGTAGTGCAGGAGGGACGGTAGTACATGTTGGTATAGTTTCACCATACGCTACAACATTTGTTCAAAATATAAATGGATTTACTGCTGCAACTTCAGCATCTTCTTGGACTGAATGGTCAATTGGGAATGGAGCTTTAGGTAGTAATATTCCTGGTTCTATTGTACAAACAGGTGGTTATTATGGATATTCTGGTGGAACTAAACCATCACAAGGATATCTACCTAGTAAATATCCTTTTGTGGGGTCAACTTATGGTACAGGTTCTACATTTTCAGGAGCTATAACTACTTTAGCTTCTAATGTTTTAAATTTCTCTGGAGGTGTTACCGATTACCAACTACAAACTTGTGCAGGAACAACGGTTGATGGCTCGTCACCAGCATATACAGCGGTTCAAGTAACCATAAGTGGATTCTCAAGTGTTGGCTTAGCTTGTAATGACGGAGCGGTCAATATGCCAGGAACACCTGCAAACGCTACAGGTACAGTAACAGCACTAGCAACAGGAACTTCAATAGGTTGGATTACTGGAACTTCACTTTCTTCGTTTACAACTTTCTACACTGGTAGTTGTTCAGCCGTAACTTATATAGGATTAACTTTAAGTGGGGCTTACGCAAATTATGATTGTGTAAGTGCTAATACAGAATATCATAACATGACTGTAGCTACATTAAGGTCTAGAGGGGAGAGTACACTTACAAGTGGTGGACCTACCTATAAAATTAGTGCTAGTACTGGTGATGGTTATAAACAGGGTGATGTTGATATGGATTGTTCAGAAACATATTCTGATATTCTAAGAGACCCATTTGCTAATTTTGGTATCTCAGCTAAAACAGATGAAGGTACAGTTCATAAATTTATAACATCTTTAGATAGTTCTAAGAAAAATTATATATCTAGAGTACTTGGTGCTAAAGTATTTGATAGAGAAGCTGACGAAGTACCAATTTTCGTAGAGGAAGTTTACCCTAATTTATTAAAATATTTATATAGAAGACAATACATTAGAGGATTAAATTGTTGTACTTGTTATCGTCCAGCAGCTCGATTTAACAATACACTTAGAAACTCTTTAGGTTGGTGGATGACAGAATGGCAAACACCTAGAACACCATATGTTGTTTCAGAATTACGAGGTACCGATGTATCTAGATTATTTAGATTCATTTCAATATCTGATGGTACAGCTGCGAATAGAGAACATAAAATCTCCATAACAAACATATCTTTTGAAAGAGTAGAGTTTGATGTTGTTATAAGAGATTTCCATGATACTGACGCAAACCCAAGCGTATTAGAAAAATATACAAGATGTACATTAGACCCATCAGCACCAAACTTTATAGCAAGAAAAATAGGAACTTCTGACGGTGAGTATGAGTTAAGGTCAACATATACAATGTTAGAATTAACTGACGCTGTCATTGAAGGTGATTTAAAAGACGCATTACCAGCTGGTTTTGAAGGGTATAAATATAGAGAATCGTGCACAAGTGTAATAAACCCATACCCAAAATGGAAAACCAAATACTTTACACCAGGTGAGGTTGTATTTGACCCATATTACAACTCTTCAGGAAATCTTAGTAACGCTTCGGTTTCTGCTGGAGACAACATAAGAAAGAATTATTTAGGATTCTCAAACGGAGAGGGTGCAGCTATCGACTTTGATTTCTTCGAATACAAAGGATATAAAACCCCAACATCAGTTTGTACGGACAACACTGGTGGTGATTGGCCAACACTGACCCAAGGATTCCACATGGATTCAGGAGCAACTGTGGTTATAGCTGGTTCAGGTTCTTATCTAACAGAAACAGCATCAACTTTAAGTGGTAAATCTATGTTTATGGTGGGAGCAGCATCGTTCCAATCAGAACCAACATCAACAACTAACCCATATTATAAATTAATATCTAGGAAATTTACATTAGTTCCTTATGGTGGTTTTGATGGTTGGGATAATTATAGAAAAACTAGAACAAATCAGGATACCTATAGATTGGGTATGACAGGATACAAATACGGAGCGTGTGCAGACTCAACATATACAGACGCTAGTGGTCTGGGGTCATTTAAGAAAATTTCTTCAACCGAAGCAAACACAGATTATGACGCATACAGACAAGCTATTCATAAATTCGAAAATCCAGAAGCTGTTGATATTAACGTATTTGCAACTCCAGGTATTGATTATGTAAATAATTTAGCTTTGGTAAATGATAGTATTGATATGGTAGAAACTGAAAGAGCTGACTCATTATATATAACAACAACACCAGACTACAATCTATTTGTAAATTCAACAACAGACGCTAGTAACAAGATAAGTCCAACAGAGGCTGTTAATAATATGGATGACAGTTTCATCGATTCAAATTATACAGCAACTTATTATCCATGGGTACTTACTAGAGATAATAATACAAATAAACAATTATACATCCCACCGACAGCTGAGGTTGCGAGAAACTTAGCATTGACGGATAATATTGCATTCCCTTGGTTTGCATCAGCGGGTTACACTAGAGGTATTGTTAACGCAATTAAAGCTAGAACTAAATTAACATTAGATGAGAGAGATACATTATATGTTGGAAGACTAAACCCAATTGCTACATTTAGTGATGTAGGACCAATCATCTTTGGTAATAAAACACTACAAGTAAAAGAATCAGCATTAGATAGAATAAATGTAAGAAGATTACTATTACAAACTAGAAAACTGATTTCAGCAGTTGCGGTTAGATTATTATTTGAACAAAATGATGATGTTGTAAGACAACAATTCCTAGACTTAGTTAACCCAATACTAGACTCTATAAGAAGAGATAGAGGTTTAACAGACTTTAGAGTTGTGTTATCTGATGACCCAGAAGAAATTGACAGAAATGAGTTAAACGGTAAGATTTACATCAAACCAACTAGAGCACTTGAATTCATCTTTATTGAATTCCTAATAACTCCTACCGGAGCATCATTTGAAGATATTTAATAGTATATGAAACTTAGAAAACGAATGTTAACAGAAGAACTAGGACTTCCAGTAGATAGAAAAAAATCCTATACAACTAATAAGAAACAAAAAGTTATGTTGTCAGAAACTCAATTACAAAGGTTATTATCTAGACTGAGTGAACATGAGAAAGATGCACCTCATAGTCATATTGAGGATAGCCCCACATGGGGAGGGAAACCTTGTCATAAATGTTGTAAAGGACCTGATGGTGTATACGGATTAACTCCACAACCCGGAATGTCTTGTAAATGTCCAAAAAGTCATCCAGAAGTACCCTGTAAACCAACGACAAGTCCTATTACAAGATATAGAATAGACGCGGGTGGTTGTTTAGCTTGTCCATCAGGTTCACCAGCTTCAGCATGTCCATACACTTCAATGCCTCAGTGTAACACTGCTCTTGCAAATTACGGAAATAATAATAACAATGTAACAGCACAATGTTGTCAGGACCCACAAGGTAATCAAGTAGCAGGCAGCTGCCCAAACAATTGTGCGGCACCTAATCAATGTACCAATTGTTCATCACTTTCAGAATCTAACAAAAACAAAAATAATAATATGAGAACATTAAGAACAACAAACCCTATTACCGAAGGGGAAATTAAAAACATAAAAAGTATGATGTCAAGAATGACAACTGCCGGTAAAGAATACAACCCAACTACATTAACTAAGGATATAGAAGGAGCTCAAAAATCCAAGATAGTAATCAATAAAATTAAAAAACTATAAAAAATGGCAAGAATAATAAAACTAAAAGAATCTGATTTAACAAAAATCGTTAGTGCAATTTCAGACCAAAAAGAAGGTAATAGAAGGGTAAAATCCCCAAGAAAAATTATTAAACTATCTGAGAGAAACTTGTCTAGTGTTGTAAAAAGAGTTGTAAATGAATCTAAAGGAGGTAGACCTGCTGATTTATCTCAAAGAAATTTAACTAGAGTAGTTAAAGGTATTATGAAGGGTAGGAAATAAAGATAAGTTAATAAAACAAAACAAAACCTCACAGAAATGTGGGGTTTTTCTTTTAACCACACCACATACTACCACCACATAACCAATCAATCACAACTATCACCAAACTAAAGGCATAGACTAAAGCCAAAGATTTACCTAAACAAGTTTCCGGAAATTTGTACCACATATATTTTAATATTTTTTTCATACTACAAAGATAGTAAAATTTTTTTAATAAAACATAAATAATTATAATATATATGGTAAAAAACATTGTATTAAGAAAGGAACAATTAAAAAGGGTAATTAGTGAGATTGGAGAGACCTTAACTAGTGATAGTGTTAGGGGTTATGCCTTTGATTGGGACGATAACATATTATTCATGCCCACCAAGATAAACATGCAAAAAAATGAAAACGGTGAATGGGTGGATATTAAAGTCAGTACCGAAGAATTTGCCGACGCAAGAAACAACCCAACATATAGACTAACACCTTATTCCTTTGACGACTTCGCTAGACCAGAAACATTTATACGAGATGTTAAAATCGCTATAGAGGATAGGGATTTTGCACCAAGTTTCGAAAAATTTAAAGAAGCTTTAACTTATGCAAATCCATTTTCTATTATTACAGCTAGAGGAACACCACCTAGTGCGGTTAAAGAAGGTGTAAAACTTATAATAGGTGGAACATTTAATGTAGAGGAAATAGATAAAATGTTAGACAATATTTCTAAATCATACCCATCAACTACAGATATGGGGATGGAAGAAAAAATAGAATTTTACCTAAACCAAAATTACTATTCACCTGTAACCTCAGACGAATTTAAAAGTAGTTTTGGTTTAGATATGGATGCTGATAGACCGGAATTAGGTAAAAAAATAGCACTAAAGGACTATGTAGATAAAGTAGTGGATGGTGTTAAAAAACTTAGTGATACCGAATATACTAAACTATCCATTGGGTTTAGTGATGATGATAGAAAAAATATTAGTACAGTTATAAGGTATATTAGAGATGAACTATCTGTAGAATATCCTGATATAATTTTTGTTGTATACGACACATCACAAGGAGGAGAAAATAAAATAATAGTTAGTAAGCTAGAGAGCTAATATCTTTTGCTGCAATCATATATTTATAAATAAAGGAGTAAATAAACATTTATAAGTATATTTATTAACAAATAAGAAAATTAAAAAAAATTAAACAACATGGCCGATTTATTAATGAAAATGCCCGTACCGTACGAACCAAAGAAAAAGAATAGGTTTATCCTTAGATTTGATTCTTCTCTAGGTTTAAACGAGTGGTACGTAGAAAGCACATCAAGACCACAAGTTACCATTGGTTCGGTAGAAATACCATTCTTAAACACATCTACATATGTAGCTGGTAGATTTGTATGGAACACAATTAGTGTAACTTTTAGAGACCCTATTGGACCTTCAGCAGCACAAGCTTTAATGGAGTGGGTAAGATTACATGCTGAGTCAGTAACAGGGAGAATGGGTTACGCTGCTGGGTATAAAAAGAACATTGATTTAGAGATGTTAGACCCAACTGGGGTAGTAGTAGAAAAATGGGTTTTACAAGGTTGTTTCTTAACAGATGTTAACTTTAATGATTTAGCGTATAGTGATGAGGGTATGGCTAATATAGCAGCAACACTTAGACCAGATAGATGTATTTTAGTTTATTAATAAATTTAATCATATAATTAATATTAAAACCCACAGATGTGGGTTTTTTTATTTTGCAGAAAATTGTTCACTTACTATTTATAGTTTATTATCATTATGCACAATAACAGACATAATATATAAAAAATGGAGAACCTAACCCAACCAAACGAATCAACAATACCCTACGATGTAGTTTCATTACCATCACAAGGAGTTTTTTATAAAAATAATAAAAAAAGTTTAAAAGTAAGTTATTTAACCGCGGCGGATGAGAATATACTAACATCACCTAATTTAAGTGACTCAGGTGAGTTAATGGATACCCTACTACAGAACAAAATCCAAGATACAGATGTTAAGGTTGAGGAGTTAGCTGAGTGTGACAAACAAGCAATATTTATTTTTCTAAGAAATACTGCCTTTGGTCCTGAATATAAGTTTACTTTAACCGACCCGGCTACCAATAAACAATTTGAACATACTGAAGATTTATCTGTCTTAAGTACTAAAGAAATAGCTCAAAAACCTGACGATAATGGTCATTATGAATTCACATTACCTAAATCCGGTAAAAAAACAAAATTAAGGTTACTAACACCAGAGGACAATATTGAACTTGCTGAGTTAGAAAAAAGTTATACTAATGTTAAAGTAAAACCTATGGCAACTAAAAGATTAGAAAAATCTATAGTTGAGTTAGATGGAGATACAGACCCTATGTCTTTATCTGTAAAAATATACACCTTACCTTTAAAAGATGCTCAAGAAATTAAAAAATTCTTAACTTCCGTAGAACCAGGTTTAGATGTTGTGAGAACAACAACAGCACCTTCAGGTGCAGAAGTTAAATTTAGTATTAATTTCGGTTTGAACTTTTTTCGTCCTTTCTTCGGGCTATAGGTATGCGCTGTTGGAAGAGATGTACCACCTCGCAAAGAACTTTAGTTTTACCCGAGAAGACATTTTAAAAATGCCAGTCTTTGAAAGAAGATTCTACATCACCAAACTATCGGAAGAATTTGAAAAGAAAAACGAAGCAATCCAACAAGCACAGAATAAAAACAAAAGATAAAATATTTATAATTTAAACAAACATATGTTTAATCTTATAAAACAACTACACATTGAAGGTTTTCTATCTAAAGGAACCCCATATTTAGCGTCACACCCTGAACTAGGAGTACCTTTAGGGGTCTTTAATACTTACGATGAACCAGACTACCAATCTCGAGTAAACTCCATTAAACAGTTAGGTAAGGACGGTAACCCCTATTCTTTAGAATTAGCAAAAAAATCTGGAATTAAAAATCCTTTACCTTCTTTTGTTAGATTAAAATTATCAGATGGTACAACCTTAGATGTAACTGACGCTAGTTTTAAAGACGCGATTGAAGATGTAGGGTATGTACCTGAGGCTGATATAGATGATTATAGTACCAGTAAATATGACAAATTCAAACCAGTAGACAAACTTAACAAAACAATGTTGAGGTTGGCAAAAGAAAGAAGGGCATCTGATTTAAGTATGAGGGACACGTTAGACATCATGCAAGTAATGATGTTAAAACCAGGTAGTGCGGGGTATGCAGGAAAAATACAAGAAGCTTACTTAGACATACTAGCTCTGACAGACCAATTCCGTAAAGATATATTACTTGGAGTTGGTATGGATGAGGGAATGATGACAGATATCATTATGGGTATTACTGATGCTTCTGATGAATTTGGTGGTTGGGCAATAACAACTAATGATGCGATGGAAACCTTGATGAAAACCGCACAAGCTACTGGTAGAGCCTTTATATTACCTGAAGAAGCCCTAGTTCAGGCTACAAAACTAGAAAAACTATACAATATGGATATGGGTGCGATGTTAGGTGAGTTTGATAAAATTGGTATAGGAGCAAAAGAGGCTACTGATTTAACTAATAGAGCGGTCGCGACCGCAGGTAGATATGGTGCGACAGTATCTAAGATGTTACCTACAGTACAGGCAAATATTTCTAAAATTAATACTTACGGTTTTAAAAATGGTGTTGACGGGTTAACGGAGATGGTAGCTAAAGCACAGGTGTTAGGTTTTGAAATGAGTAATGTTTTACTCGTGGCCGACAAAGCCTTTACGCCTGAAGGGGCTATAGAAATGGCATCTAAGTTACAAATGATTGGTGGGGCGGCAAGTGAACTATTAGACCCATTCCAGTTAATGTACATGGCTCAAAATGATGTTGAAGGGTTAATGGACTCACTTACAAAAACAGCAGAGGCCGCGGTAACATTTAATAAGGAGACTGGTGAATTTGGAATATCTCCAGCAGAAAGGTTAAGGTTAAAGGCGGTAGCAGACGCTACAGGTGCAGATTATAATAATCTTGCAGATACCGCAGTAAAAGCCGCTAAGAGAACCCAAGCTATAGGTAAATTAGGTGGGATACCACAGTTAAGTGAACAAGATAAGGAATTAATTGCGTCTATGTCTGATATAGATGCAAGTGGGGAGTTTTTAGTAAGATTAGGTACCGAAGATATTCAGTTTGATGATTTAGCAGCTGAATTAGCTGAACATCCAGAAATGATTGATAAATTAAGACAACAATCAGAAAAGAATGAGATGAATTTGGAGGAGGTTAATAAAGCACAATTAACCGTCGCTGAAGCTATGGCAGCTAATGTAGCACAAATCCAAGTTTATTTGACTGAAATGGCGGCATCTGGTAGAATGGGAACGACCGCACAGGCAATAGCAACAGCTATATCAGAGTCTAACTTGGCTAATGAGATGTTTGGTGGGGATATGGGGCTAGAACCGGGTCAAGGTATGAGTCTTAGAAATACTATGACCAGCTTGTCCAAGGGATTTGGTAAAATATTTGGTGCTGCTACAAAAGGAACAGTTTTAGGTGACGTATGGGGTGGTGCGGGTACAAGTTTTGAAAAAGATAATTATGGTGATTTTGCACCCATTCCACCTGCAGGAGGTCCTTTAGCGGTTGGTGGACCTATACCAGAAGAGATTTTAAACTATTTAGAGTCTACCCCAGAAGGTAGGGAGATACTTAATCAACAAAGTAATATTAGTGCTAGTGCTGGACCTACAGTTGGAGGAACTAAAATAATTGAGATATATCATAAATTTTCCGAGTTACTAATAGGTTATGATGGAAACACAATAAAATTAACCACCAAACAAGTTACAGCACTTTTCCCAGAACTACTTAAACAAATTGACACGGGTCTAAAAGGCTTACAACCTACAACTGGAGAAGGATAATAGGTAAGTTATAAAAAATAATACTATCGTCTATTTATAGTAAAAGGTTTTTAATATATGTCTATAGGTAAGAATTCACAAATAAATTATCCATACGCTCAAGGAGATTTTAATATCTCTGTAAGTGGAACCAAGGTAATTAGAGATGCTCTGTTAAATAAGAATCTAGACGGTTCCTATTTAAATAATGGGGGGCCTCCAGGTAGTGTGGTTATAGACAACCAACAGGTTTTTGCGGTAAAAACTTCAGCAGCCCCAGAAGACATCACAGACAATAATGGAATACCACTAAAAGAAACCCAATTTATAGTTAACAAATATGGACCAGAAAAGGGTTACGGAAAACCAATTTCAGTAAATGCAACCAACCTAGTTAAAAAATCACAACTAGCATACATTAGTCCAGACACCATAAACCCTGAAGGGTTCATAACTTCTAACTATACTGCTATAGAGGTTATGAGTTCAATTAATAGTGTTAACGGTAAGGTTATAACTAATAACGCTGAAATTTTAGATGATTCGTTATTGATACAATCTTCCTTTCCATATTTAAAAGATAATTTAGGAGCTAATTTAGCACAATTTGATTTTGATTTATCTGAGAAAGGAACAGCCACTTCAAACATCACAACTAAACCAGGACAATTAATCCCACCTAAAACAGATTATTTATCAAGATTATCTGGTGTTTATACAGTAGAATCTAGTATTCCTGGGTATTTTGTCACACCTTCTACACCGTTAAATATAAATTCTTTAGTCGGTCAAGGAGCAAACAATATAGACCAATCAAACCTTAACCCACAAGACCCAAATAAAACTACGATTGCAAATACACCTTCTGTTTTACCAGCGCCGTCAGATAAGTTGGTGGAATATATGGGAAGTAATCAGCAATCTTCATTATTTAACACTCTTAATTATAATATTTACAGACCA